TAACCGTCAGTTGGATTGCATCAAAAGTAAACCAACACCTCAACAGCCTGGCTTTGAGTTGCCGAATGATAGTTGGCATGCGTTTACGCGTGCTCCGACGACAAACGGTGATTGCGGGTCTATTATGCTTGCTCAGACACCACTAGGCCCAGTGATACTTGGTATTCATGTGATGGGCGGTGGTAATGAAGTGTTTAGCATCCCTCTCACGATGGATATTGTGCAGATGGGAATGGGACATTTTACTGAACCACATATGGAACCTACTGCACCACACCTTGATGTTCCTGGGTATGAAACCCCGCTCATGGATTTGCACCACAAGTCCGTGTTGCGTTACATTGAGGATGGGACAGCTCGAGTCTACGGATCGTTTTCCGGATTCAAGCAAGCTCCCAAGTCACATGTGCGACCTACTTTTATTAGTGAGATTGTGCAAGCACAGTGTGATGTACCAGTGAAAACAACCCGCCCTCAGATGAGTGGGTATGTACCATGGCGTATTGCAGCTGTGGAGATGGTGAAGCCAGTTATGGACATCAACACAGATGTGCTAGCTGAGTGTGTCACAGAATACACCAAGGATATACTGAGTGGATTGAGTGAAGAAGACTTGGCTGAGATCATGGTGTATGACGATATGACCGCTATTAACGGTGCCGCCGGTGTGCAGTTTGTCGATAAGATGAATCGTAACACCAGTGCTGGGTTTCCTTTTAAGAAGGGGAAGAAGAACTTCTTGACCCCTTGTGTCGGTCCGGCCGGCAGTGAATGGGTTCATCCTGATCCTATCATTATGGAAGCGGTAGAAGAGATCCATCGCTTGTATACAACTGGACAACGAGCATCCCCCATTTTCAACGGTCATCTCAAGGATGAGGCCGTTCCCCATGCCAAGGCAAAGATTGGGAAGACCCGTGTTTTTACTGGTGCACCATTTGCTTGGAGTATCATAAATCGCAAATATCTGCTCTCAGTCACGCGTGTCCTGCAGCGTAATCGCTACGTGTGGGAAGGCATGCCTGGCATGAATGCCATGTCCAAGCAGTGGGAGGAATTCTACCAATATGTTACCCAACATGGTGAGGATCAACTCATTGGAGGTGACTATCGTTTCTTCGATAAACAGATGCCACCAACTTTAGTGTTGGCAGCATTTGATGTGTTGAGG